CCACCCTCGCTACAGCCCAGTGGTCCGGGGCATAGTCCTGTACTAAACACTGCTCAGCAATATCACGGAGTGGGCCTTTCAAGTCATCAAGCACCCGGCGGCGATCCGCCTCGGGACCGATTATGGTTAACCGTAACTTTGCACTATCGTCTATAAGACTACCGGCCTGAAGCATCTGTACAGCCTCGCCTCGTGTAATCGGCCGGCCGTCTACTGTAATCCGCTCAGTACCGCTACCGAGACTTGAACGGTCAATCCCAAAATTCGTTACCCCGTCCTTATCAACCGTCGCGCTTTGTAGGCTTTCAGACGGTAACGGCGACTGCTGACTCTGCCCTGCATGGGGCTTATTATCTGTCCTTGCCTCCGCTGTTGTGTCCACTGGTACAGAAGGCTGCGATGTTTGAGAAGCTGTTCTCGTCGTCGATGCAGTAGCTGTGGCTAAATCCCCACCTGCCCGCGGAGGAGAAAAGGCCGGGTCGTCTCTCCACAATAGTAGGTTTACTATTTGCCCGGGAGAGAACTGTACCGTCCACGCTCTCTCGATATTCCCCCACCTCGCTGTTACATGGTACTGATAACGCCGGCCTACTTCTAGTGGACGTGTGTACACGCGCCCACGGCCATTTTGTAGTGGTACCCACTCCCCGTTGAACGCAACACGCCCATCAGCTGGCACTACCACAATATCAAAGGTAGTGGGCCGCATTTCTACAGTCCGAACGACCGGAGATGGCCTCCACCCTGAGTTAGAGACAATTGTACACCCACCCGGCCCGCACTGACCTAGTACTGATAGTAACAACAGCGCAAACATGGGTTATCCCCCTGCCTATTCGATGTTCCGAGGTGGAGGAGGAGGTGGTGGTGTTAGGAGGATCACCGCCCATCCGGTACCAAAGCCTGTCCACGTCTTCCGAAACTCCTCTGGCGTCATCCATTCAAGCTGATTCTCCCCAACGTAGTTGTTGTCTAGCACGGCAAACCACCGGTCGTCTGCATGCACTAGGTTTACCATATGAGCAATCCGCTGACCACCATACCGACCACTCGGACTAAATGTATAGGTCACGGCTGGCATTCGGCCCGTGCGACACGCTAGCCGTAACAGCTCGAGATCGTTCCCCTCGTAATTCAAGAATGCCGGTGTGGTATCATATCCTCTTTCTCTGGCCATTTGGGGAAGGTAACGCTCAACAGCCCTAGGATATGCACCGCCAGGAATCCTATGCTGCTGAATCCATGCAGGTGCCTCCTGGTAGGCCGGTACATTCTGCCATACCGCTGCATGGTGAATCGATGTCCATACGCAACACCCCTGCCCCTGCGATACAGAGTTCCGCCGATGTAGGTCCACAGGTAGGTCACACTGTACCTCTGTACCATCGGGTGCCCGCGGACCACTAACTACTGCTCCTACACATATAGCCGCTGTACACACAACCAGCAATATTACCACGGTAAGCCGCATATTACTCCTCGCTTATACGTTTTGTATGGATGCGCAGAATCTTCTGATAAGGATCACTCCAACGCCACTCCGGTTCTCGGCCTGGAGCCAGTACCTCATAAACTACCGTCCTGCCATTAGAGGTCTCGCGAATCTCATCGCCACGCTGAGGGAGTATCCTCCGACCAGCGAGGACCAAATCCTCTGCCGCGATTAAAAAGTCGCGGTCTGTCCACACAATCCTCACTCCGCCATAGCCATCATCGAGCTTCAATAGCGTACGCCCAATGATCGCCTGTACAGTTACCTCGTCTCTCCCCCGACGGTAGACCACTGGCCGAGCCGCGTGCTTCTTTAATGACTCAGCCAACCAGGTTAAGCCATGATCGAGCAAGTTATCGCTCATTGAAGTAACAATACACGGACCGTTGTTGTACCGCTACCCGCTGCACGGATTGCCTTGCCGATATACTTATTCGCTCCTCCTCCATCTGTAGTAACCGCGAGTCCATTCGTTGCATCCCAAAATACCCTTGCCCCGACATTGAAGACCGTCGCCGTTGCTTTTCTTACATCGAATACGCCAGCTACTGCCAGGGCACCTAACGTATTGGCTGGAATCGGTCTAATCGCTACTCCTACCAGGTCGCCCTGCACTACAATAGTCCCAGCGGCCACGTTAGTATTAGGTGTATAGTCAATATATACTCCGTCTTGGACAAACCGTGCATGCATCACACCTATCTCCTATTACGCCGAACCTTTGCTTTTTACACCAGCCCGATATTCCGCAAGCGCAGCACCAAAATCCCAATATACCCGGTACGTTACTCCTAACACGTTCACCTCTGTGTCCAAGCCGAAAAACTCAACGGTGGGCACCTGTACACCATTGAGGTATGCTACCTCGAAGCACGGTACAACGTTCGGGTCGGCAAGCAAATACCATGCCGTGTTCGAGCCGCCGATCGCCGGGTTATTCAGCAGCGGTGATACGACTACCTCGAACGCGCCTTCCCAAATATTCTGTGCCCCTTCAATCATACGCGCATTGCCCACGCCTGTAGCGATATATGTCTGGGCGGCCATCAGCCGCTTTGCTGTCACCTCTAACGTACTGGGTACCAAAAGAATCCGCGGCTCGACAAGCAGCGGGAGGCCGCTTGCGTCCGTCATATCTCGGAACCTTTGTACAGCTGTCCCTAAACTATCAGCGGACAAGGCACTGGTCGCGCCCTCGAAGTAATTGCCGCGAGCGGTCGTGAAGAAACTCGCGCCGTTCCCAGTACTGTTAATCAGTTCATATAGTGCTCGTTCGCGGGCCAATACCGCCTTTTGTCCTAGTATAGTCGCGGCCCGAGTCAGTGCACCTAAGTCATCATTGATAAGGTCCTGCCGCGTCACACTCAGAATCGCACCACGCGTCGCGATCTGCCGTGTGTAACTTTCTTCACCCAGCGCCAGATGCTTTAGCTCGCCATTAGGAGCGACAGGTTGTAATTCCCCTGTAATCGCTAACGAGAAAACCGTATGGGTATGAAAATTCGTTACGCTCACAGCAGCGGCGATCTTGGGTACAGTAGCTGGTGCTGCTTGAAAAGCGGCCGCGAGTGCTTTGTTCGCTACTGCACCCACAATACCTACGAGCTCAGACATCGAAAATGCCGCGCGGATCCACCTGGCCGATCCAGGTGTATCGTCTAAGTCGATTCCCTTTATCGACGCCAGCTGCTGCGCCATCCACTGAATGCCCCTTGAGCGATAGCGGTCTGCCTCTGTGACCACCCGCTCTCCGTATTCACGTATAACTATATGTTCAGGGACACCATACCGCAAACATGCTGCCGCCTCAAGGTGCTGTACTGTTCTCGGATCACGTGCTACCTGTATAGCTGGTGCGTGAGGACGCTCTGCTCTTAATACAGCTAGTGCTGTTTTGTTCACATCCCAGCCCTCACGAATCGCTTGCTCCTCAATCTCCGGATGCCGCCCACCACAGATCATACGAATAGCCAATACGCGTGATGCCTCTGTAGCATGCACATCCGATCCTGTTGTCCCGCCATCGACTTGCTTGTGGTTAGTATCGACCGTAGCTTCCATAGATCTAGGCTCCTGTCCACTAGCTACCACGCTTGCCCTCGTGTTATCGTCGGCACCTAAATCGACAAAACTAATCTCCCCTAGTCGTGCCCTGCGGACCACGTTGATCGGTCCTTCAAATTCCTTACCATTGACCACTACCTTCTGCCCCTCATCAATAAACTCAACATCCTCGACATCTGCAGCTATCGATGCTTGCCAAGGGAAACCATGGCGTGCAGATATTACTATCTCCCTCGCTGCTGGTGTATCACGAGATACTACCCCGGTCGCTATTACTCGATCACCATCAACGTAGATCGAATTTGTATGTCCTACACCCTGTGACTCATCATGAGCAAATCGTACAGGACGGTTTTGCGAAGGGATAACAAGCCCTGCTAAATCAATGACCACTGGATACCGCCAACCGCTTACCCGCATTGCTCTACCTGTATAAGCGATCATCGAAAAGCGGGGAAGCGCAGGCTGCCCTATCTCTTCTACCGAATCCGCAGCCTCAATCGTTACCCCCCCAGGCTCACATATCAGCGTGAGTCGTGACGTTCCATTCACTCGTGACTGGCGCTCACATACAGCCCGGCGTTGACTCGTATCAGGAAACTCCTCGACCATAACAGGATCGGACATACAGCGGACAATAAACTCGTCGTATGATTCGTTTGGTTGCCGTTCAGGAAGCGGCATCGTATCCCTCCTCTTTTAGCTCATCATCGATTCTGGATACTGGTACACTATGGTTTAGCGTTAACCCTAGCTCGTGCATTAACCGTAGCTCGGCTGCCCGCTGACGCAGAGCTTCCTCCCAATCCCGCCCCTGGCGAGCATACTCATAGGCCAGCGTCGTCGTATAGTTAGCCAAGCGCGTCGCTTGGGCGGTAGCTTCTTTCACCGGATCCACATGTTCGTGACCATCCCAAAACCACTGATGCGGCCATTCCGGGTATACTCCTACATCCTCCTGCCATAGGGAGGGGATAAGAACCGCCTCATCTAACCACGCTGATAGAATCCGGTCAAGGACAACAGTTTCTAGGTGCGACTGCTCGACTCGTAGTGTTTTGTAATACGTTTGATGATCCAACCGCCCCGACGCGTAGTTATACCCACTTGAATTCCCGGCCGCGATATTAAACGGCATGTTAAGACAGCGGGCAATCTCGTTTAGAACCTCCCGCTTGAATTCTGCATAAGTCGTAGCCGGCTGAGCCGGTTGTAACTGTGACATTTTCCAGCCGCCTGGCATAGTTACTAGTGCCCGTTGCTCTAACTCGATTGGCTCAAACGGTTCAGCCGGATCCGCCTCACCACCAGGAGGTGCGTCAGTGTACAAAATGCCAGCGAAGTCAGCAGCTGTCTCAGCCGCTGCTAAAACAGCTAGCGTGAATCGCCTTAGCTGTGCAAAAAGAGGTAATGCTGGCGTGATATCGGGGATTCCCCTTACCTGCCCCGGCCGGTCCACTCGAAACCAATGGATAACCGCGTCAGCCGGTACCCTATCATATTCCATATTCCATGATACACCTAAGTCACCCGGATGCTCACGAAGAATATGATACTCAACCGGATTCCCGTGCTCATCAAAAACAATCCCGTCTACTGTACTAGTGTCCAGCGGATCAATATCAGGTGTAGCTACCTGATCCGCTTCAACTAGGCGTATATCTAGTTTTACCGGCGTCGGGAGTTTTGGATTAGTCGTGAGAAGAGCAAACGCCTCACCGTCTTGCACTCGTGCTATACACATCGTCCGCAATTTTTCGGCAAGCCCCACGGCCTTTGCCCACCGGCCAAACTCCCTTTCTAGCTGCCGGTTCACCTCTGCACTAGAGGTGAGCATCTGTAACCTAGGCCCACTACCGACAAGGTCGTTGGCCAATGTTAGCACGATACCGCGTGCGTAGCTATTGTTAGCTACCTCATAGCGGGCTCGGTTCCGCAGGACACGCCTTACCTCTGGGCTGTTAGCGGCCCGGGCTGATAGACTATCTGCAGCTGCCCAGTGCCTGCGGTTTTCATCAGTAGTTATGGCCGCGTCGTAGCGGGCTCGCATCACGCGCGAGGCCCGCCACGGACGCGATACTACCTTATATGGCCATAGCAACTGACGAACCCACCTGAACATCAAGACACCCCCGGGGGAACTAGCTTGTTAAATTTTAACCCCCGACGCCTTTCCTCAACTGCTTCTTTTGTCGATAAATAGCGGTCAACCTCAATGAGGTCCCTCAACGAGTGCTGCTCAACCGACCCCGCGTCAGAGGTAACACGGGCCGGCTTCTCTGCGTTCTCGCGAATCACATCTTCAAGCGTCTTATCAGCCATTGACTACCCCTACGAGCTATACCCCTGATCACCTTCTC